ACAGTGCAATCAAATAGCAGCACATGGGGTATTGGTGCTAGTAATTCCGCAGTTAATAATGTTGTTACAGCTAATAGCAGTAATTGGAATCAATCATACGTTGCTTTAACGTCAACTAGTGCAACATGGAATTCGACTTATTCAATTGTACAAGCGAATAGTGCATCTTGGGGGGCCAGCACAAGCAATTCTGCGGTCAATAATACAGTGACTGCTAATAGTGGCAATTGGAATCAAAGCTATACTAATCTTACTGCTAATAGCAGTAATTGGAATAATACTTTCAGTACAACATCTGCTAATAGTGCAAGCTGGAATCAATCGTATACAAACCTTACTGCTAATAGTGCGAATTGGAACAATGCTTTCAATACAACATCTGCTAATAGTGCAAGCTGGAATCAAAGCTATACTAATCTTACTGCTAATAGCAGTAATTGGAATCAATCATATACAAATCTCACATCCAATAGTGCAAGATGGAATCAAGGATTTGTGGCCCTTACAAGCACAAGTGCAAATTGGAATCAAAGCTATACTAATCTTACTGCTAATAGTGGTAATTGGAATCAAAGCTATACTAATCTTACAGTCAATAGTGGTAATTGGAACAATGCTTTCAATACAACATCTGCTAATAGTGCAAGCTGGAATCAAAGCTATACTAATCTTACAGTCAATAGTGGTAATTGGAATAATGCTTTCAATGTAACATCTGCTAATAGTTCAAACTGGAACCAAAGTTATACAGCATTGTCGAGTACTAGTAGTAATTGGAATCAATCGTATACAAACCTTACTGCTAATAGTGGTAATTGGAATCAAAGCTATACTAATCTTACAGCCAATAGTGGTAATTGGAATAATGCTTTCAGTACAACATCTGCTAATAGTGGTAATTGGAATTTAACGTACACAACAGTAACTGCTAATAGTAGTACATGGGGCACCAGTACAAGCAATTCTGCGGTCAATAATACAGTGACTGCTAACAGCGGCAACTGGAATCAAGCGTATACTAACCTTACAGCTAATAGTGCAAATTGGAATAATGTATATACAACTGTAACTACTAATAGCAGTACATGGGGTGGTTCTACAAGTAGTGCTCGTGCTACGTTATTAAAAACATGGTTTCCAAGACACAATCAACCACCATCTGCAAACTTCGCAACACTTGATACAAGAGGAGGTATTGACGTATTAGACTTTACTGAAACAACAGAAAATGCAGCTATATTCCCTGTAGTAATTCCAATTAGTACAAATTTCACAGGGGGCATGGAAATTGCTGTAAGATGGTCTTGCACTACGGAAACAAATGCACTTTGTACGGTCGGATGGATTGTCGATACGCAATCTCTTGATTTAAGCAGCCTTGATTCGGTTAGTATGATTTGGAGCAATTCTGCCACTATCATTGGTGCAACAGTGCCTACAACATCCGGTGTATCAAAGGTCACATCAACTACATTAGGATATTCAGCATTGTCGACATTATCCGCTAATGATTATTTTAGAGTTCGTATTCGCCGCGACATCAATAATGATTTCGCAAGAGGTGACGTCGAACTGATTGCTGTTCAAGCGACGGTATTACAACCCATTTCATAATCTATGGCTATTGAGTTGAGTAATTCAAATACTTCAAGATTAACATATTCATATAGAGCATCGCCGTTAGATAATATCGCAAAATTTACAATAGCTTGTTGGATTAGACCTGTTAGTTTTACAACAGGAACATTTCCAAGATTAATAGCCAAAGAATCCCCTGGTGGATATTTAATGTATTTTTATGCTGGTGATGGCCGTGTTGCTATTGGTGTAGTAGGCTCGTTTTCAAACTATATAGTTAATACCCAAACAGCTCTTTTGTCTGCAGGAACAAATAAATGGCAGCATGTTGCTGGATATTGGGATGGTACATTCCCGGGTACAACATCAAACGCAAAAATTTGGATAAATGGCACACCAGCAGCTCTTGTTTTAAATAGCACAGGTAGCGGGACACGAACAAGTGATACAAATGCACCATTAACCATTGGAAATAGATCTGCCGCAGATAGAGGTTTACCTGGAGGATTTGCAGATGCTGCTATTTGGAGTGCAGAATTATCAGATGCTGAAGTCGCTGCTTTGGCTAAAGGATTTTCACCAAAATACATTGCACCTCAATCATTAGAATTTTATGCCCCGTTAGTGAGGCATCGAACACCAGTCAATTTGCAATTTACTATAGGAACTGAAACAAATGTATCAACTGTTAGCCATCCAAATTTAATACCATGACAATATACAACACAACCGACTATAGTCTGCATGAAGTAAATGCGAGTACATGGAATACTTGGGTAGCCAATAATCATCCAAGAGCAACAAGATTTGCTATATTACCAGATAAACCACAATATGATCCAAAAATCCACGATTGTGTATGGGGTCAAGGTGTTTGGGAATTAATAGCAAAACCAATACCACCCAATCGTAAAGTATGGCCAACCACTGCTCATTTTTGGGGAGAATTTACAGAAGCAGAGCAATTATCTATTGTATCGAGAAATGAGGCGGAGGTTAAATATTTATTAGTAGCGCTGTCTGTATGGCCATCCGAAGTATGGAGTGATGATCCTAGAGTCGTTAATGCCATGCAAATATTAGTAGCAAGAAATATATTAACAGCACAAAGAGTTACTCAACTTTTAGCACCGCCAAATATAACATGATTTCAAAAAGAACACATTATCTGAACAATGAGAATCTTCCATTGCCAGAGACAAAACACGATTATACTCCTGAGATGATCGAGGAGATTGCTCGTAGTAAAAAAGACCTCATTCATTTCGCGCAAAATTATTTTATTATTGTCAATGTAGACGATGGTATTAAAAAAATTGAGTTGTATCCTGCACAAAAAAGAATTCTCAAATCTCTTTGTAAACACCGATTTGTTATCACTTTAGCATCTCGTCAGGTTGGTAAAAGTACACTAATGTGTGTTTACTCATTATGGAGAGCTTGTTTCAATAAACATCAACGTATTGTTATTGCTGCTAACCGCGAAGATACTGCTATTGAAATTTTTAGTCGTATAAAATTGGCGTATGAACAATTGCCAAATTGGATTAAGCCTGGTGTTGAAAAATGGGGCGAAACTGGAATGAAGCTTGAAAATGGTTCTTATCTATCCGTTGAAACAACATCGGTGAATACAGGTCGTGGTAAAGCTGCTAATTTAATCATCGTCGATGAAATGGCATTTATTGCTCCGAATATTATGTCGCAATTCTGGAAGTCGATATCTGCTACGATTTCTTCATCCAAAACATCGCAAATTTTTGTAGTCAGTACTGCAAATGGCACTGATAATATGTTTTATGAGATTTATAAAAAAGCGACATCAGTAGATCCGGAAAGTACAGATGATCAATGGCATGCAGAATCTATTCATTGGACTGATGTTCCTGGTCGTGGTAAAAAATGGAAAGAAGCAATGCTTGCTAGTTTAAACGGTGATGAGGAAGCATTTGCGCAAGAATATGATAACAAATTTATTAGTACTGGGGGTGGTTCTGTTGATGAAGAATTTATAGAAGAATTGAGATCCAAGGTTCAAGATCCTATTATGGAGCTTGATGATGAGCATTATAAAATATATGATTTCCCGGATAAAAGTAAAGTATATGTAATGGGTGTAGACGTTTCCGATGGTATTGGCGAAGCCGCTTCTGTTGTTGAGGTATTTGATATTACTGATTTAGGAATGATCAAACAAGTAGCCGAATATCATAATAGAACAGCCGAACCTCTTACCTTTACAAGAAAATTATATCAAATGGCATTGCAATGGGGCATGCCAATAATTGGTATTGAAAGAAATAATATGGGCGGCACCGTTGTCGATACTTTAGTTTCAAATTATCATTATACTAGATTAATAGATTATTTGCCTTCAAAACAAGCAGACTTCACCAGAAGAGGAATTTTTAGCCATACAAATGTAAGACATGATGCTGTTTTAAATATGCGCTATTGGGTGCATATGCTGAAATGTGTAGATATTCGAAGTGGTAGTTTAATCGAAGAAATGCGAACCTTTGTAAAACATTCAAACGGCATTTGGAAAAAGATCAACGGTAAAAATATTTGGGATGATAGAGTAATGGCAATGATATGGGCTCTTTTCTCTATTGAGAACGGCATTGCAGAAAAATACTTTGATGTATATGATAGAGATCGTAATGGTAAGGTTTCTAAATTAACAGACCCAAATATGTTCTATGAATCAATGCAATTAAGTGAACTAAGGCAAAGTATAGATCCTGTATACTATAATGCGTCGCCTGTTTACTTCAATACAGCAGATTCGTTTACAGAAGAGGATTATAAATATCTATATGATTTCTAGTCCATTAAATAAACAAACAGTAGATAGATTTTTACTGGTTATTGATGCACCACCAGCATTAAGACATTTAAAAACAAAAAATGCCAGAGAGCAAAAATTGCTTAATGTCAATTCAATGCAATATACGATCAATGGATCTATAATACCAAGCATTAATGTCAATTATCAAGTCGATAGATTTGGTGGGCAATCATTTGCAATTTCTCAGCACAGTAAATCTGCGCCAGAACCTATAACCGTAAAATTTATAATTGACAATGAATTTAATAATTATTGGTTTATTTATAAATGGCTTGATTTTATATCCGACGATCAGCATGGCATATATGATGCTAAAAATGTAGGACAGATAGTTAGAGGAATGCCTGGAATAGGATACCAGACAAATCTTACAATATATGCATTAGATGAGTATCAAAAAGCACAGACAATTAAATTTGTATACACAAATGCATTCCCTACATTTCTTGGTGGTGTTGAATGGTCATACCAAAGTGATGGATTAGTTACTTGCAGCTTCAGCTTTATGTATTCTCAGTTTTATGCTGACTTAATATGCGATACTTCTTTTGATACTGTAAATGATCCTGTTGTAGACAATTCTACACAAAATTGCGACTAATTTAAAAACCCCCGATAAGAAAAATGTAAGTAGATTGTAATTATGGCACGTACAATCGAATCACCAGGAGTAGAAATCAGAGAACGCGACTTAACCCTACGTATTGAACCGACAGTTGGTACAAATACATGGGTGCTTGGATATGCAAACCAAGGTCCAACTGAAGAACCTATTACTATTAGCAGCTTTTCAGAATTTGAATCAGTTTATGGCGAACCTACAAACGCAGCTGAAAGATATTTTTATCACACATGCCGTGAATATCTAAATTCCGGTGCAAATCTTATTGCTACAAGAATTCCATACGGAGATGGTGCTGGTAGCAGTTATGGTGAAAAATATGGCGCTTTAGTTTATCCTATTATCGCATCCACGAGTTCTGTTACGAGCAACAACGCAGCCAATATTGCAGCAAGTACTGTAATTACACTTTCTGCAGGTGATACATATGTTTTAGCAGAACCTGTTCACATTGAATTAACAAATGATCAATATCTTGATATTATCAACAATAATATTAGTTGGTCTGCTTCTATTTCAGCAACCACACTTAGCTCTGTATACAATAATTTAACAAATGTTAATAATCTAGGACAGGCTGGTATGATTGTGGTTGACACATCAAGATCAATGACAAATAATGTCCAAGAAGGCTATTATCTTGGCGTTATCGACAACGCAGCATCAAATCCTGCGACAGATTATACAGATGTAATCAATGTAAAATCAGTCAGCAGCGCGACTGCGTTCAGTACCATTAATTCCACACGCCTTGCATTTGCACTTAGTGCATCATTCACAGGATTGCCTGGTTCTGTTTCTGAGATTCTAGAATCAATTCCGAACTTTACATTTGACTTAACAAGTTACAATGACGCAATTGCAATTGGCTTGTTTAAAGTACGTAAATCGATTTATGCCGGATCTGGTACAAATATTCTTGACAAAGTACTGGTAGAATCATATGTAGGTTCACTCGATGCTTCGCGCCGAGTTGCAGATCCTTTAGGGGGCCCACCAAAGTCATTCTTTATTGGTGATGTTGTCAATAATAATTCTGCTAATTTGAAAGTATTGGTTAATCCATTTATTTCAAGATCAACCAATTGGCTTGATGCAAGCGGAAATCCTGCTAAGAAAGTACGCACGTGGAAAACAACAGGAGTAGGTACACCAACATCATTTATCGTAGCTACCACAGCCGCGAATAATTTGCTTTCTGCGGCACCTTTCGCTGAATCGAGAAGCCTATACGCTATTAGCACATACGCAACAACACCAGAAAGCAATAAAGTAATTGGTAATATTCCTACCAAACTTGACCGCATTTTTGCGTGCGTTTCAAATCCAGACCTAATTCCTATTGATGTTACAGTCGATGGCGGCTTGAGTACAATTTGGGCTACTACGAAAGTTACATCGGCTTCGCTTGGTGGTATTTTTGATGATACAACATTTACAAATGCATTTTCATCACTAAGCTCCACTGATGGTAGCTATACAGGATCGGCTGCTGGCATGGGTGCCGATCACCAAACCATCTTCAACAAATTTGCAAACTTTGCAGAATCGACACGTCGCGACCATATTCATGTTTCGGATCCACTTCGTCAATTATTTGTAGATGGTATTGATTACAGAGTGTTTACATCAAAATGTGATCGTGTTAATAATCCATTCTCCAAACAAGTATATTGGCCGCTACGCAATCTTTATGTCGGTGCTAATACATCTTATGCAGCAGCATATGCTAACTGGGTAAGAGTCTATGATAGTTCTTCTGATAATTATTGCTGGATTCCATTCTCTGGATGGGCTGCAAGAGCATTCGCAGAAACTGATAGAGATCGTTTCCCTTGGATCGCCCCTGCTGGTCTTACAAGAGGTTTAGTTCGCAACGTTGTTGATATCGCCATTAATCCAAATCAAAAGGAAAGAGATTTACTATATCGTATTGGCATGAATCCAGTATGTCTCTTCCCGAATGATGGATATGTTATCTGGGGTCAAAAGACGATGTTCAAAAAGCCAAGTGCATTTGATCGTATTAACGTTCGCCGTCTCTTCTTAGCTCTTGAAAAACCAACAGCGAGAGTACTGAAGTACTTCGTGTTTGAACCAAATACAATCTTTACACGTACTCAGGTTGTTAATGTTCTTACACCTCTCTTTGAAAATGCTAAGAGAAATGAAGGCTTGTATGATTATTTAATCGTGTGTGATCATCGCAACAACACACCTGATGTGATTGATCGCAATGAGCTGGTTATTGACATCTATCTAAAACCAGTCAAAGCAAGTGAATTTATTCTCGTGAATTTCATTGCAACCAGAACAGGCCAAGACTTCGCTGAAGTGATTTAATCACAATCCAAAAAAATAAAAGCCAGCCAAAAGCTGGCTTTTATTTTGCTCAAATTCATAAATATCTACAACAACTATGAAAGATCAATTAGATAATATCTACGGCGCGAAAGTATTCGGAAAGCCATCGATTCAATTAGATCCGCTTGAGAATACTAGACTAACAAGCGAACAAAAACTCAGCGAAAGGCAAACTGTTATTAATACATATTTGCCGGAAAGATTCCATGTTAAAAACAACCAAACAAACACCAATAAATCAAATAACAGACAAACGCTGAAAGAAAAGCACATATCTAAAGGAACATCGACATCAATGATTACATTCTTAGAAAGCTATTTCCAAACAAATAGAATGGAAGCATTTGAAAACGTAGATGAAATCCTGGAAGATATGTATGCCTTTTTGAAAGAAAATCAAGGTTAAAACCTAAGTATTTTTATGGCACAAGGCATCCAAGACTATTATAACGCTATTCAAAAGCGAGGATTTCAAAGAGATAATCTTTTCCGTATTATCGATATTACGGGAGATGGTATTTTGACAAAGCTACGAAACGAGCTATCTTTTGATGGTCCTATTTCTAATGCGTATGTTGAAAGCGCATCTGTCCCATCTCGAACCATTTCTGTCCAAAATGCTTCATTTATGGGGCTGCAATTTAATATTCCTGGAACTGCGACATATCCTGGAAGTGAAGGGTGGGATGTAACTTTTAAATTGCCAGGAGATCTTTCAATACGTAATGCTTTTGAATCAATGAGCTTTGATGTCTTCGATGATGCTACATCGACAGGATGCTATGGAGTTCCTACAAATACAAATATATTAACAATGGCTCTTTTAAATATTAAAGGTGAAGCCATTCGATATTACGATTTAATTGGTGTTTGGCCTGTGTCGTTTGGGCCAATCAGCTTTGATTTAACTTCAGATGGTAAAATTATGACATTCACTGGAACCCTTGCATACCAATATTTCCGTGTCAATAACGGTAAAATTCCTGGAGGACAGGTCATTACAGATGTTACTTCGCCTCAGATTTTTGCTCCTGCTATCGGTGCAGGAAATGCCTGCTAATTATTCTTCTAAAGTTGTTTCTGTGTCAAGAGGCGTGGTTGATCGAACCACGCCTCTTATTCTATCAAAGATAGCTTCAGCGTCTTGCACTGAATTAAAAACAGCTTGTTTGCCGTTAGTAAACGTATATGTTATCTGGTTCGCTTGACGATTGAATCTGATATTCTGAATGCGATATCGACCAGCAATTAAACCAAGACTCACAAAGCGGTCATTAGGTACATCAAATTCAGCACCCGGGATATAGTTCATTTAAATTTAAGCTTCTCGGCATATTTTCTCATATCAGTAGCACCATTGGCATTGACAATATCAAAATAGATATCACCAGACACATCATCAATGTAATCCTGAATATCATTTGGCGACAGATCGACACTATCTTCATTAATACCCAATCGATCAGCTCGATCAAAAATACAATTAGTTGCTCGAATCAATGCAAGCCATCTTGCACATACGTAAACATCACTATCTTCGTATTTGTTAGGTTTTGGTCTTTTATACTTTGGGATTTTTTTGCTCATGTTTGTATCTTGTTATTTGATTGATCCTGAAATAAACCCAGCAAGGGTTGACATAAAAACTTTCATTTCTTCATTTGATGTTTCGTTGTAGATAGTCTTTTCTATTTCGCGAACAGCTGGTGCGTTTTTGGAAAATAGATAATCGAGCAATCCTACAATCGAAGCTCTTAGATCGATTTCATCGAGAGCATTCTTGCCGAGAAATTCACCTGCACGAAAATCTTTAGTGTTATCTTTAATGAAATGATTTTCGAGAAACTTCTTAGCTTTGATATGAGGTGGGTCATCAATAATCGGAGTCTTGAAAATTCGATGTGCTTCAAGCATTTCGTTATATCTTGGTGGTACGGTATTCATATGAGTGAAGAGTTGTCTGAAGTTAAAACAGAATCAAGAGGTAAGACTTTCCTCGCGGTATAAAATTTGCCATAAATTGAATTGACGTTGTTACAATGTTCGCATTCATACTCTTCACGATAAACATCATAATCAATGATACTTGGTTTTTGACAAAACGCACATTCAATATTCATTTTGATAGTGGCTGGTGGTATTTCTTTGATGAGCTCTTCTACCTTTGTCTGTTTAATTTGATCGACGTACCATTTAATCGCAATTTGCAATACAATAGCAATTACAGATCCAATTCCAAATCGGATTAAATCCCAATTCAAAAATAAAGATACAACACCAGAAATGCTCATTGATACAATAATGAGCATCGACAACGCTTTGAAAATTTCTTTAATCATTTGCTAATTTTTGATCTTTTAATTCTTCAGCAACATTTAAAGTAGCTTCTTTGATAAGTTCTAACAATTGATCTTCGAATGCTTTCTTAGAATCATAATGCAATGCTAAAAGTTCAGTAACATGCAATTTCAAATTCAATGCATATAAATTGTTGCTATTGATTGGATAAAAACGTAGTTCCATATTATTCAAACCATTTACTAATAGCATCATCAATGCGTGGCATAAATGGCTGCAGCCAAGTATGTGCATCAATTTTAGCCAATAGTGTGGTCATTTCTAATTTAGCCAACAGTTCGGTAAATTTCACCGCATTGGTTTTGATGCTTGCATTACAAATATGCTGTGATTCATACGAATTCAATTCTTCTGGGTCGACTGGCCATCCAAGATTCAAATCCATGATCTTGCGGTTATTCTGAATTATTTCCTTTTGTTCATCTGTTAATGAATCAAGATTATCAAATGTCTTTAATTCATTAGCCAATTTCTTTGCTTTCTTTTCGCCGTATTTGTATAATCCTTTGATATTATCAGAATTATCGCCCATAATGCATTTGTACAGAACAAATTGTTCTTTGCAAATGCCAATCTCATCAAGAAAATTATCTTGTGTGTATAACTTTTTCTGATATGGATTATATGCACTGACTCGATGATTGATCAGCTGTAACAAATCTTTGTCTCCTGAAATGACAATTATGTACCCTTGTTCTTTTTGAACAAGCCAAGAAATAACATCATCAGCCTCCATTCGGTATGGATAGTACGAAGGCACGCCCATGTACTTGAGAAGATCGATAATATAAGGAACTGTATTGTATACATTATTATCCTTATTTCTGTTTTGTTTATAATCTTCATTTAATTCTTTGCGGAATGATGGTCGTTCTGGATCATAATCAATTTTTTGATCCCAAGTCACTAACACCTTTGTTGCATCATGACCGACAGCATATGAACGGATCAATTTTAGCGTTTGATTAATTGCGGCAATATTAATGTCATTGCTGTTCTTGTATTCCGGAACTGAGAAGCTCGCCCGAAATAATAGATTGTTTCCGTCGATGATAATCGTCATAAGATTTTTTTAATTGATGTGATGTATCACAAATGTGGCGAAGCTTTTTAATTTCGTCATCTGAGATTTGATCTACATACAATATCTCTTGTTGTTGTAATTTGTGCAAGAATTCTTTTTTAGAAATTGTGATTTTGTTATTTGTCCTTGTTACATACAAAGTTAGAGTCAGCTCAGATTGATCAATGATGGTAAAAAATTGTTCTACGCGAAGGGCTTTATACAGGGAACCAGTTTTGACGGATTCTATCTGCGATTGGGTTGACATATGTTTCGAGATTATTTAGAGAAGGAGTGGTTGGCCAATCAACAATCTGATCTGCCCTTGCACGAAGTTTAGGAATTTGACCTTTTTCGGTATCATTTACATAAGGCAGATATTGTTTATTTCCATACACAACATTATGGCGATCAATGAAAATTAGTTTGCCTTTATGTTTCTTTTGAATCCAATCTGCTTCATCTCCTTCATAATCATCAAAGCGAATATCAGTTACACAAATAATTAGAGGTTTGTCTGGATTAGGGTTATTTTTGCTTTTTGAAAGTGTATAATTAATTCTAGTATCAAATTCATCTAAGAAAAATCTGCTACCATGCATCAAGCGGACCAATCTTGCATATTCCACCATAAGAGGACGAATTGTTTCTTTTTCAAATGGAGGCAGATTAAACAAATTTACATGTGAAAAAATAGGCAACATGCTTAAATTTTGCCGAATTGTATCGCCAATGGAAACACGACAAAGGTTATATTCAGGCAATTGTTTCGTTAGAAGGTTATAAAATGTGTCTTTGCCTGCAGTCGCCTTACCTGTAATTCCTAAAATTAGATATGACATTCATTAATATAATGCTGGTTTTGTTGAATGCAACATAAATATTTGTATGACAGCAAATGTCAATTTGACAAGCATTTCCTCAATTAGTGGCGCATCTCCAATCACTGTTACCTTCTTAATGTCTACACTTCCACCTGGGGATTTGGCAAAGGTATATTTTGATTTTGGCGATGGTACCAATAAGACAGTTTTTTGGTTCGCATCATCAGCACCTGCGTCGTCTGTATCATCTTTACCCTTTTCTGCTGATATTGGTAATGTTCGAAATTATAATATTACCAAAACATATACACGACCAAGCATTCACAATGAGAAGACATTTAGTGTCAAAATTTCGGCATATAGTGTAAAAACATTTTCACCGACTGCGTATAATGTAACAGTCGGTCCTATTACCTTAATTCCAACATCCAGTGTATTTGGTACTATGAGGCTCATTAAAACCAAATATAAAAACGAAAATGAAATGCTGTTGTTCTTTGAAGATCAAACATCAGGTAAAATATATTCAGTAATTGCAGACCCAAATTTTGATGCTTCAATTGTAACAGATTCAACCTATCAGACTTTATGTTCGAGGTATTTTAGTGGTCAATGAATAACTACACCTAAATAAAAATATGGCTGTTAAGTACATCGACTGGAAACCAGTTAGCATTAATTATATCAACAACAAGCTCAATCTTCAAGATGAATACGTTGGCTCAAAGGAAGGCATTCTTTTTGCTGAAAATAATTTAGCTTCTAGTATTCGTAGTCTTGATTTTAATGAAAATAGTGTTGTATATCTTACAGATTTAACAAGTATCCAAAACATTCAAACTTCAGCCTCACGACAACCATATCGTAACAATCTTATACGCAATTGTATAGTAACTGCAGCGAGTGGCTATTATGTAACTAGAACTAGATATGATTCGGCAAATATCGCAACTTCGGCCGAAAATTTGAATAATGTCTTTCAATTGGAATTTGATGAAAACGACGATGCACTAAGCATTGTATCTGAAGATTTAAATGGTAAATTATATTTGACGATTGATAATACAGGAGCTTGTGCATATTTTGATGTTTATAACTCTGACATTGAACATCGCCAAAAATTCAAGTACATTCTTAATACAGATGTAAATACTCTTGTCTTGTTCTGCAGTACGTGCGATACAAGTGGCTATCGAGTAGTTTCTTATGACGAAACTCGACCAGGAACATCTCTCGTTGCATTGGAATCATTCACAACAAAACCACCAACAGGATGTTACACATATTTATTTAAGCTGCAAAATGTAGATCTGTCAATTAAAACAAATGCACTTTCTGCAAGCACTTATGTAAAGTATTTAAATAATTTAGATAACAGAAACACTATTTACAGTGATTTGCCTGTTGCTTCATCTACTCCGTTTTTGAATAATTACCTATTCGTGAATACTTTCAAAGACGATACTTCTTATAATAATAGCACATATAAAACGAACACAAAATCAAATGCGGTTTCGTTAAAAAATTTATTTACATCTGATTATACCTATAACAGAAAAAGTGACGGGTCTGTTTTGAATCGAGAATATCAATCTGTTATTTTGGGTGACAACATTGTAAATGACTCCTTCAATAAAGCAACAGTCACGTATACTACATCTACTAAACAGCTTTTGATTATCCCTGATCGTTTAAATTTTTTCCATTACCCATATGATGCACCTACAGTGAGTTTATCTGCTGCAGGTTTAATTGAAGCTGGTGCAATTGCAGGACTATCTCCTTCTAAATCAGATCGTATTTGGAAGAAGCAATCAGGATACGCTGCGTATACTATTGATGGCCAATCTACTATTCAAAATGGGACTTGGCTTTGTAGTTGGTTAAGCGGTAATAATTGCAATTCCCAATGGATGGATCGTTGGTACGATGATTCGAAGCTAACATATAAAGTAGCATTATCCGCAGATGAACCAAATCCATATATTATCGACAAGCCATCTATCATGACATTTGAATCTGGTGTGCGATATACTTACTTCCATATTGGTTCTGAATATAGCATGCAACTGATTGAGAATTCGTCATTTAACACCGGAACAAAAATATTAGAAATTAAAAATTGGACATATGACGATTTACCTGTAGTTAATGGTTCTTCAAAAAATATTACATACACAAGAACCAATAATTCTGAATTTACATTTACTGGAAGTGAATATATAGGTTATTCTGCTGCTGAAGCATTTTTCCCAGAATATACAATAACACTTGCGGCATGGGTTAATTTTGACAATTGGTCGAATGCGTCTGCTGACCAAATCATTGGTAATTACTATGATGGTGGTTATGGTTTGTTTTATGATACTGGCATTAAAGATGATTTTGTCATCTATATAGATAGTACATATGGTCACCTTTTTACAATCAACACAGAAGGAAGATCCTTGTATGATAAATCGATACCAGGAGTTAGTGCCACAATTACCGATATGAGTATTGATGGTAATGGTATTGCTTGGGTTTTAGATGACAATCAAAATAAAATATTTTTATACAATCCGCAGAATAACGTATATGAAAAAATTATAGAATTGCCAATTCCAAGATCATACAAATTTGTATGCCATGACAAAGATAATAATTTTTATCTGTATAGTAATAACGACAACTATTTTACAAAATACAGCAGCGAAGGTACGTATGTAGGAGCGACTGCATTAGCTTCTCTTCCAAATACATTTCTTAATTTATCGGCACTGCAGTCGTTCCCGATATCTGGTTTCTTTGTCGATAGCTCTAATAATATACAACCATATATTGGATATACGGCTTGTCAGGATACTAGTGGCAATTACTGGCATTATTTTGGTAGTAACCTAACGAAAAACAACTCAGAGTACGTGCTACATATTACATCACCAGAAGATATTAAATTTGACGGTGATTATAATATTTGGATGATTAAAGACCGTACTCTTTATCATTTTGATAAGAATGGGAATATTTTGCTTAAAAAATATTATGCATACCTTTCGAGCCATCCAAAGAAAATTGCTCTTACGAGAGAATTAACTGAAACAGGGTGGAAAGATTTTGTTTGGGTTGTTGATAATCAAGCTCTAGTTAAATATTCAGCAAATGGTCGCTTTGAAAAGATTATTAAAATGACAGACTATTTCAATTCATCTAAATATTTGGGACGAGACCGAAATAAGCTAAAATTAACATTACCTAAAAATTGCACGAAATATAATTTTGATAGAGATGCCAAAAAATTAAATCCGGGCACTCTTGATGCTAATTACATTACAGCAAAATTTGAATTAACGAACGGTGTAGCTATTACATCCAAGATGCTAAAATCTACTACTAATACATTACAGAAAGGCTGGCACCACATAGCACTAATTGTAGACACAAGCAAAGGAATCGCAACACTTTATATCGACGGGCAATCTAGAGACAGTGTCTCATTTGCAGCGGGTCAATATAGGTTAAATTATACCAATAAAAACAATTTTTATATTGGCAATACAAATGGAAAGCAAGACCTCAATATTAATGATTGGCTTTTGGATTATAGACCAACAATGATCGGCAAAATAGACGATGTTCGAGTTTATGAATATGCATTAACAGAAAGAGACATTGTTACTCTTTCACGCAAGCGTCTAAAATTTGTACCTATTGAATTTAATATGCTCGCACCGATACGCCAGCATGTAGAAACGATCGACAAATTCACAGCACATCGTTTACCAGGATTTAAATCTAATGTATATAACATTCGAATTTTGAATAGTTCAATTGATAATGATGAAATCAAGAACTCCATACAAAACGCAATATGCAATGCTATTACAAAGATAACACCAGTTGGCTCCAAACTTAATAAAATTGTGTGGGAATAACATTTGTCTTTTCTAAATATTAAAAGATGTTAGCTGTAGTTTCCACTTTATCCTCATGGCCTACTGAGGCGTTTTCTGTCGTTCATCCAGATTTATCAACAACAGGAACTGTTCCTTTGTATTCATTTGCAGGATATACTCCTTTAACGTATTGCATAAATGCTGATAACATTCACAACACAGCATCTGTTAATGCAGTAAAGACTCCTTATTTTGTATATCAATCAGGAGCTACAACACAAGCGACAATATATGAACTATCATTCATAGCACTATCAGCAACTCCATCATTTGCTGTTAAAGCAAATACAGTAGGAACTTATATACCATATAATGATAATGCTACATACATCAGTCGCATTTTCCCTACATCAATTTTTAATTTTACAGGGACTGCAGGACAGCGCCAAGACAAATTAGCATCAATAACACTATCGGCTGGATCTGGATATTATATTATTCCTTCACATCTAATATACACAGATGTGAGAATGCCGTCTGCTATTACAATAAGCAAATATCTTGATATATTTACAAATCTTCGTAAATGGAAATTTGCTGAATTCACTAGCAGTACAAATGAAGTAGGCTTGGCAAATCCTTCACCATACAATTATCCGTTTTTAGGTTATAAAGAAAATTATGCATTTTTGCCTGTTTATGCATCTCAAGTAAGTGCATTGAGCACTACAATCCATCCTCCTAAAATTTATAGACATGCGTTTGTTGGTGTGGGCACCTCAGTAGATGGCACAACTGCAATATCAAATAATTTGCTTGCAGTAGCAGGGTCGAATAGCAGTTTAGGCGAAACAATTCTACCAGGCAGTGTATTGTTTGAATTTTCATATGATAGTCCTCTTTACGCATCGAGTGAATATATCATTGATCAAATACCAGTTTCATATACATATAATTCGACATATAGAGAATCTCTATTGACATCTTTATCATCAGTCAGAGTGCCTATTCTTAGTGCTGGTACTGGGTATGTAAGAGACGTACCACAAACCGGAATTAATTCTGTATCTGGTAACTTAATCGGTAGAGATCCTATCTTTAATGAATATTTCGTTAATAGTGCATTGAGCTTGGTTAATTACCAAACAGGGGAATTTAATCTTGTGCTTAACAATGGATTTAAATTTTCTGGTAGTGCACTTGCTCGCGGATATTATGATAGCAAATATGATGACTATACTGGTTATCCAAATTATCAAGTCATTGGCCAGTCAGTAAACGACCAGGATTTAAGTCTTATCAACCCAATAAAAACAATTGGCAATACCGTATTCGCAAGATTCGATGTATCTGTTTATGATCTTTCGAGCATTGTCGATAAAAATGATTATCCAGGGTTTAGTTCACTAGTTCCTACATGTAGTGTTTTTACATACGGATCTGCAAGAACTTCTATTCCTTTCAATACAACAAGCTCATTTAGCTCTTTAATCAACATTACATTTAGTGCACAGAATGCACCGATGTGGATGTATACATATACCAGTACGATTAGTACTACAAATTCAAGCCTATCTGATTGGTCTATTAATGGAATGAGATTGGCCTTTAATGCATTAAGTGCTGAGACTATTACTTCCAATAACAGCGCATATATTACACCGTGCATCGTTAGCAATTATGGCAATACAATAATGCAATTTGCCGCTGATGATGCATATTATGGTTATTTGCAGCTTAATTGTCTTGCTGCTGTCAACGACATCGACGGCAATACCGAATCACCTCCATTATCGGTTTATAAAATTGAACCAGACGGCACATTAATTCCTTACAATGTCAAATTAAACGTATTTGATATTACACACCCATACAGACTAAAGAGGGATTACAACCAAGTATATCAATTGGAAGTATCTGCAATAGCAGCACAAAATGCATTTACAAGACCAAGAGGTCTAAAAATGAATCTTCGTGATGTTGCTTTTTATTATGAAGCAGATGCTGCTGAGCTATATGATGATAATAAGATTGCACTTCAATTATACGGATTAAATACAGCAATCAAGACTACTACATTTGATAGATCGGTTACTCTTATTAATGGAGGCGCGAGGTTGTTTATTAATGTAATTCAGCAATCGATCAAAGAACTTGCTAGTGTGTCTAGATCAAGTATTGATATTTCTGATTTTGATACTGAAATTTTCTATAAGCTGTCAAAAACAGGCAACTACTTCAAAAACGTACAAACTAAATTCGATGATGCATGCAGACAGTATATTTCACAAGCGACAAATACACAATCAACGAATGAATTCAAAGAACCTGTTGAGAAGCTTTGTGCTCAGTTAAATCCAATTTTAGCATCCCTTGCGGTAAACAATACATCAAATGCCGATGCATTAAATTACAAATTAACAAATGAATTATTAAGCATCGGTAGATTAATTGGCGAAGCAAATGTTTCTGCTGAGGAATATGATTTGATTGTTAATCTGTTGACAAAGAGTTTTGTCATTGCGGTATGGCCATCAGCATACGACATGCCAAGCTCATTATTAAGAGGTCGAACATCTTACCTACCACAAGCACTGAATATCATTAAATTAATATTGACTCTTGGTGTTGAAGATGTATTTGATTATTACAAAAAAGCACTCAATGATGCATTGCGGCATGGATTGATCGGCAATGTAAAATACGATGAAATTTTAAAATACTATGCTGATCAAAAATTTGCACATTTCAATTATGAAATTACTCAGTTAAAGAATCAAATTGTATATCCAGAAATAACCAAAGGATCTCTTGATCCTTCATATAGTGATAGCAATTATGTTTCTATAGCATATTATCTAGCATCTGCCGAAAGAGAGTTAAATACTCTATTTGAATATGTATATGCGCTTGATGTAGACTTTAATGATGTTGTATTCAATAGTCTTTTCTTGCGTTTCAATTTAATTGAAAATGGCGTAAAATATTTAAATGTTCGCTACTCCGTGAGTAACACCATTATCAATGATAGCACATCTGCAATCGTAAATCCTTATGATTCTAGAATTTTAACGTTAAATCCCCAGACGCATAAATTTACATCAGACTTAGTTCCATTGTCTTCAAAGTTTTGTGTTGTTGCGCCATCGGGAATTCCGACAGAATTGTCATTTAGCCTAAAAATGTATAGCCAAATTCTTGGGTCTGTATATGATAACATCGAAACGCCAAATACAGATTATCAAACCTATATTGCAAAAAATAGCAAATTAGGCAAAGAACTAGAATTCAGAAATACTCCAATTACATTATATCCGGCGTCATCGTATAATACGATGGTTTTAAATTTTTATAATGTATCCGGTGACGATGTATCTGATACCATTCGCATCAAAGCATTGCCTGCTATATCTGAAATGCTACCATATGGATCAGCAAGTGCATGTTCGATTATTTGGAACGTTTCATTTCTAGATACCGACTCAACATATGCTACTACTAACTTTATTACAGTAACATCTATATCCGCACAAGGCGCCGTGCCAAACTTGTCGTCAATTCCATACGTCACATATCGTGAATTGCCGATCAATACAACAATTACAGAATATTCACTAGACCCTACATTAGAGCCTAATCTTTTCATTCGCAAACCAAATTCGAAATTTATAGCGTCTCACAACAACCAACAAGCAATTCATAACAATGAAATAGTCATTAATAAAATTGGTGTCAATCCTATTACTGTTAGTGTGTCTGTTGTCGGCAATACTCTATCATCATTTGGTGTGCCTAACAATACATTGACTGGTTCGATGATTTATTATCCAGATTTAGGACAGTCAAACACAATCAATCAAATAACAACAGCGACAAATTATAGTACAACAGTGTTTAGTAGGCTAAGCGTTATGTCTTATGATTTTGACATTGAGAATACATTACTGCTGAGAAATTATTTTGTTAAGAATGGTCGTGTCTATAACCCACCGATCTACGAATACACTACCTTTAATGTAGATAGTGTTTACGGTTCTTCATTGCTATTCAAATGCAATGCAAACGGAGACAATGAGCAAGAAATTCCAATTGGATACAAAAACAGAAACAGTGCATATTATAAGGTCAAGACAATCATGCCGAAGACTCTCAATGTGAATGCCCCACAAAAGGACAATCTTTTTGTGCAAACATTCCACACACCGGCATGTATTGAACCAACAACTCAAATTCAATTACCGATTAATTATTTCCCATCGTCGGATATTTTCTATTCAAAATTTAATACTTCTATAATTGTTAGCAATGTAATAACACCACTTGGGTCAAATGAAGAGGTAAATTCTTTAGTAGCACTTACAGCAACAAGCCTGCCCTTTAATCTAGTCTTTACTCCATTTAGCAATCCGTTGTTTGATCATAAATGGCTCGTTACATCAGCAACCTCGGCAAGCTATACTATTGATTCAAATAATAGATTATACATTCAATCATCTTCGCTTGATGGATTATCTGCAGGGCTTGCTACAGTGCGTCTGTCGTCTGTGTTTACATATAGAAATGGTGAAAAGGCTTCTCTAAAATCAAAGCCATTATTCCTTTGTACTACTACGCAAAGCTCATTTAATAATTTAAGTGCGGAAGCATGGACTGTATTTAAATTCGATCAAAATGGAAGAACCGCTGTCAATACAATTAATACATTTACAGTCAATACAAGATTGACGACGGTCGGTGATGGCCATTCAGAAATATTAGTACTAAGAACTTTAGGAACGCCATATAAATCATATGTATGGCAAATTGGTAATACTAAAGAATTTGTAACCACATCGAATATAGCATCTGCTGTAATACAAGGAATTGCAGGAACTGTATCATCAATATCAGTTACTGGTTATTATTTAAAACTAGATAATACTTCATCGATAAATGCATTGCTATCACAACCAACATTTGATGACAATAAAGCTGTTTATATTAATGTCAAGAGCCCGACCAATATTCTGCAAAATCGTAACAATACTATATCAACGACAAATTCTGCAATCACTGCCGATATATTCAAATCAATTGAATTTGTAAATTTAGAGTCTCCTATTGTCTCTACAGACCCCGTTGATTTGCATTTTTATTCATCATCTATTAGCAGCACATACGACGCCAATGTATATACAGCAAATACTAAAGGTGAATATATCGTAGATGGTGAAACATCTTCTTTTATTACTATTAGCAGCATAGATACAGGAGAGAGCTTGGTTTATGGTCCTGTTACTGTTGCTCTTATATCTGGTTTCAATGATAATACAATTACATTGCCCGTTGATGCACTGTCAGATCCAGATGCATTTAATTGTGCTGTCTTAACGATTTCATCGACCGACACTATTAGAACACGCATTACAAATTCGAACGAAATTTTTAAAACAAATATCAATACAAGAGTAGATTCATTTACAGCAATTAAGTTGCCTGAATTTAATTTGTTCTGGGATGATGATTACTATGCTGTTGGTGATTCTTTAACAATTAAAAATTATAGCCAAATTGGTTCTTGCTTTAATGAAGCAAATGGATTTGGCTCTATTAGTGTTGAATTTAATGGATCTACACAAACAATACCAGCATCGGCCAAAACAATAGTCTTTTCAAATTTGGATGATATTGGTGTATATTCAATAAATGTATCAGCAACCACAGTAGGCTCACTATCGACGGAATATCCATTAATAACTGCAAAATATTCAAGAGCTATTAATGTCGTTGATAAATTTGAATCATATGATTCAACTGCAAGAACAACAAACGAACAATTAATTTTCCCGCACACATTAGATCGTGTTTATGTGGCACCAAACGAAATTGCAGTTGCGTCGAACATAAACGCAGCATTTGGTAAATTATATGATAACTTTGAGTATCTTCTCAATAAGGCAAGACTAAACGACACAAAACTTCCAATTGAATTTAACAAATGGCTTGGAGCAGAAGTAAGCAAAGGACATCGTTGGAGGGATGTAGATGGTGAATCGTGGACTACTAGCACTCCAGAAATAGCTACGCTAGAATTCCATGATATCATTGATGTAAAAATTTACCAAGATTGTTTAATTGTGATCGATCGTGACACCAGCAAGACAAACACAGACAGTCTAAAGCTTTACAAACTAGATAGATTATCTAAAAATATCAATGAAACTAATTTAATCGGTACGAGTGATTTTGTTGGTCGTTTAAGTTCTCTAACAATTTCAGAAGAAGGCAGAGTATATATCACCGATGTGACTAATCATTCTGTATATCAATATGATATTGATTATACAACTGGCACTATTACATTCAAATCAAAAGTCGGAGGCTTGGGAAATGCATCAAGACCATATCGTTATAATACTCCAGTTGATATTCATTCGGGTAATGGAAGAATTTATATTATAGATCAGCGTAATGATGTCGTTAAGGTTTATAATGATAAGCTTCAATATCTTTT